GTTTGAACCGACACAAAAGTTGAAGGTTGAACCCATGACTCTCAAAGCACTAGTCCGTGAGCGTATCGAAAATAATAAAGATATGCCTATGGATATTTTTAACGTGTTCGTAGGAAACCGAACCAAACTAACAAGGAAACAATAAACATGGAAAACGAAAAAAATGTGATGAAACGCGAAACAGGAGGAGCATTAGCAACAACTATATTTGAAGCTGATGCAGACAAAGGAATCCAAAACATAGGACAGGACGATTTAGCTCTTCCTTTCTTAAAAGTTTTGGGACATCTATCTCCAGAAGTTAACGAGAAAAACGCTAAATATGTTAAAGGTGCAAAACCTGGCATGATTTATAATAGCGTAACAAGTCAGCTTTATAATGGAGAAGAAGGGTTAGAAGTAATCCCTTGCTTCTACAAAAGACAATATGTAGAATGGCAAGACAGAGGTGACAGCATGGGTGCTCCAGTAGCAATTCATGATGTTGGTGCTTCTATTCTCAAAACAGTAAAAAGAGATAAACTAAATAAAGATAGGTTACCAAGTGGTAATTATCTCGAAAATACTGCTAGTGAATATGTCTTAGTACTAGGAGATAGTCCTTCCACGGCCATCATAACTATGAAGGCAACTCAATTAAAAACGAGTAGAAAGTGGAACTCACTAATCTCTGGAATTAAGATGCAAGGTAAAAATAGTCTTTTTACTCCAGCTAGATACAGCCACATTTATATTCTAAAAACTGTTCAAATGTCTAATGACAAGGGAACATGGTTTGGATGGGATGTAAATTTAAAAGGTGGAACTAGTGACATAGCTCGTGTCCAGGACTCATCTCTCTATGAACTCGCTAAAAAATTTAGTGAGAGATTAGATACGTCTGTTCAAACAAAACCTAAAGAAAAAATATCTGAAACAGAAATATAATAAAATATTTTATGTCGGATGTTACTTTAAAGTTTAAAAACATTTTCCGTGGGCTCGAAAGAGCCTACGGACAGATGCTTCCTAGCACAGAACGAAATGACAAAGGTAAAATAAAGGTAAAAAGAATATGGACTGAAACTCCAAATAACCCTAAAAAACTTTTTGTGTCTCTTACAAACAAAGTATGGGAGGCTCACCTTTCAGGAGAGGTTGGTATTGGTATAATTCCTGTAACAGACGAGGGTTTGTGTAAATGGGGATGTATTGATATTGATCCCGATCATTATATTGAAGAAAAAATTAATCATTTAAAATTAGTAAAAGATTTTGAAAAAATGAACTTGCCCTTCATTGTATGCTCTTCTAAATCAGACGGAGCACATTTATTACTTATTACGGAGGAATTTGTTTCAGCGAGAGAAATGATTCTAAAACTACAAGGAATTAAAGCAGCTCTTGGACTTCCTAAAAAAACTGAAGTATTTCCAAAACAGCCTAAACTTTTTTCTGAGAAGGATGACGGTAGTTGGCTTAATCTACCTTATTTTAAGGGCTCAGAAAGAAAAGCTTTTAAAAAAGATGGAACAAGAGCAACCTTAGAAGAATTTTTAGAAATTTGTAATAATAAAGCACTATCTACTAAAGAATTTAAGTCTATCGGTCAAGATAATGTATCCCCTCTATCTACAAAAAAAATAGACAAGTTAAAAAATCAAGATTTTTTAGGGGCACCAGTATGTTTAGAGTTAATAACAATGAAAGGAAAAGTTAAACAAAACAGAAATTTATTTTGTAAAGCTTTAACAGTTTACCTTAAAAAAAGATTTCCAGAAGAAAAAACATGGCAAGACAAATTATATAAATATGTAGAAAAATATATAGATATGTCGGATGACAAAGTTGATTTTATGAAAGAAATTTCTAATATGGCTAAAAGTTATGCCGGAAAAGATTACGATTATAAATGTGGTGATGCCCCTATTTGTGATCATTGTGAATCTGTTAAATGTTCTTCTCGAAAATATGGTAAAAAACTACTTACAGATCTTGAAAGTATAATAATTAGTTGTAGAATTTTAACAGGAGATGACCCAAGTTTTTTTATGTCATTAAACTTACCCGTTGGTATAAAAAATGTTGAATTTAAATCAGAAGATTTAGAAACACCCGCAGCATTTAGTAATCGCGTATTGAAAAAATGTTTTTATAAACTATCATTTTTGGATAAAACAGAATTTATTACTATTCTTAACAATCGTTTAGAAAGAGCCCGTAAGGATGCGATTGCTCCAGAATTAACACAAGAAGGAAGATATAAAGAACTTCTAGAAATATTTTTTGCTAGAACACCTACAGATCAATTAGCCCTTATAAAAGTAAATCAAATTTATTCTTCGGAAGAAGAACCACATTTAAGAATTTTTAAAATGGAAACACTTCGGACGTTTTTAACTAAAAAAGATTTTAAATGTTCCGAAAGTCAATTAAATGAACTCTTTGGTAAATTTAAAATTAAAAAATACAAAGAGGATGGAAGAATTTCTATTGGAGGAGAACAAGTTAGAGTATGGTGCTATAAAGTAGAACCTAAACAGATAGAGGATAAAAAAATAGAGGATAAAAATTCTATTAATTTAGAACTGGATGGAGAAATATGACATCTTTTAAAGTTTTTGGTCCTCCTGGAACAGGGAAGACAAGTTTTCTTATTAGACAGATTAAATTTCGACTTACTGGAAAATTGTATGATACGAATAATAAATTAGAAGACACCTGTACGTCTATTTCTGCTGACAAAATAGGATATTTTTCTTTTACCAAAGAAGCAATACGAGTAGCGAAGCAAAAAATGGTGGAAGAATGTGATGTAGATTATAGTGATTTAGAATACTTTAGAACAATGCATTCTCTTGGTTATGAGGCTCAATCTTTTAATAGGGAAACTTTATTGACTCAAGAAGATTTACAAACTTGTTTTGAAAAGGCGGGGTATGCTCACGTAGAAATGACAGATGGTGAACTAAATGGTAAAGTTGAAATTAAAGATCCCACATTACATCTTATTAATTATGCTAAAAGCAGAATGATGACTCTTCAAGAGGCATTTGATGAACGGCCTATTAACGAAGATATTACTGACATTAAGCGTAAGAATAAATACATAAAAAAACATTGTGACCTTAGAGGTAAAAAAAGTTTTGCCGAAATGATCCCTATTACTCATAAGGCCATTACAAATGAGGAGTTTAAAAAAATTAAATATTTATTTATTGATGAAGCACAAGATTTAAGCACCCGTCAATTTGAATTCATAAAAATAATGGCGAGCCTTTGTGATTTAGAGCAATTATGGATCGCTGGAGATGATGATCAAGCAATCTATTCTTTTAATGGAGCAGACGTTAACAAATTTATTAAGTTTAAATGCAATAACAAAATAATATTAGATCAATCTTTTAGAGTTCCAAAAAAGGGTCATGAATATCTTGAGGAAATTTGTCATAAAATTAAATTTAGAGAGAGTAAAATATATAAGTACAGAGATGGAGATGAAGGAAAATTTAATCGTGACTTTTATTCAGAGGATATTACACAATATTTAACACAGATAGCACAATCAGATAGATCATTTTTATTCACGGCGCGTAATAACTATCTTTTAACTTCCATCAAAGATGACCTAAAAGATAATCATATAGAATATAGATCTAAAGATTATTTACCTCCAATATATGAATTTAAAGAAGCTGTAATTCAACTAAAATTAATTCAAGCAAATGACAAAATTCCTATTGGAGACTATTTAAATGTTCTTAAACGAATTGAAGCGAAAACAAAACTTGATAAAAACCCAGGAGGAATTAAAAATTATGGCCATCAAAAAGAAATAGAAGATAGAATTAAAACTGAACCTGACGCGAGAATAGGTTTGGAAGAAATGAAGGCAAATATGAGATTTATGAAGCCTTGGGATCAGATGTTCAATCTTCTTGAACCCGTAGATATATCTATTTTAAAACAACACGAAAAAAATAACACCTTGGACAAAAAACCGAACATAACAGTAGATACGTTTCATGGTGTTAAAGGAAGTGAATATGACAATGTATTTGCTTACAAACAAGTTACGCGAGTACAAGAAGATTGTATGAATTCTAATGTAGATATGAGGGCTAGTGATGATGAATGGCGTGCATACTATGTAGGATGTAGTCGTCATAAAAAATCTTTAACAATTATTCCCCATCCGAATTCTAGGGGATGTCAATATAACATATAAAGGAGAAACAAATGAGTGCATATGATAAACAAATAGGAGGATCTCACTACAAGAAAATGAAGATTCAACCAAGTAAATTTGTAATTGAGAACGAGTTGCTTTTTCCGGAAGGATCAGTTATAAAATACATCTGTAGACATCGTTTTAAAAATGGAAAGGAAGATTTAGAAAAAGCTGTTCACTTTATTGAAATGATAATCGAAAGAGACTACCCAACAATACCCATGACAGAAGAAGAGGAATACCGAAACGCCGGTATCTCTAAAGAAGATGCAGAAAGAACTTACCCTCCAAAAAATTCTTGGGGAATGATTAAACCACCAGAAACTTCAGGCAAAGACTGGGTTGACGGTTATAAAAAGTGGAAGAAAGGCTGTCCTCATAACTAAAATGGCAAGTTATCCATGGAGTCCGGCAGAGCGAGAATGGGTTATAAGAGAAGAGTATCCAGATTTAAGTGGTGCTAAACGTATCGCTATTGACTTAGAGACTAAAGATCCAGAATTAAAAAAAGAAGGGTCCGGAGCTTTAAAAGGAAAAGGAAAAGTTGTAGGAATTGCAATCGCCACAGAAGATTTTGAATGCTATTACCCCATCGCACATGAACCGGGACCTAATCTTGAAAAAGAAAAAGTTCTAAAATATATTCAAGAAGTATGCAACACTAATAGTGATAAAATATTTCATAATGCAATGTATGATGTTACATGGTTGCGCACGCTCGGTATAACTATCAAAGGAAACATTTTTGATAGTATGATTGCTGCGTCTTTAGTTGATGAAAATCGTTTCAGTTACGCACTTAATTCTTTGGGGCCGGAGTATTGTGGAGAATTTAAAAGTGAAAAACTTCTTAAAGATTTTGCTGACGAAAAAGGGTTAGATCCTAAAAAAGATTTATGGCAAATTCCTCCTTCTCATGTTGGACATTACGCTGAACAAGACGCTGCACTTACTTTAAAACTTTGGTTAAAACTTAGAGAAGAATTAAAAGCCCAAAACCTTAAAAAAATATTTTTAATTGAAACAAAACTTTTTCCTTGTATTGTTGATATGAAATTTCAAGGCGTAAGAGTTGATTTAGAAAGAGCTTATTCCGTTAAAAAAAAATTAAAAGCAGAAGAAGATTTAAAACGCCAAGAAATTAAAAAGTTATGCGGCTTAGATGTAGATATTTATGCATCCCGGTCTATTCAAAAGGCATTAGATAAAGTAGGAGTTACAGATTATGGTAGAACGGAAACAGGTCTTCCTTCTTTAACAAAAAATTATTTATTTAAAGACACACATACACATGCTCTTCCAAAATTAATTGGGCAAGTAAGAGAAATTAATAAAGCACATACTACGTTTATTGATACAATTATTAAACATGAGTATAAAGGTAGAATACACTCGGATATCAATCAAATAAGATCTGATCAAGGTGGTACAGTCACTGGAAGATTTTCGTACCAAAATCCAAATTTACAGCAGATTCCAGCACGGAACAAGGACCTCGGACCTAAAATTAGAAGTATTTTTATACCAGAAGAAAATTGTAAATGGGGTTGTTTTGACTATAGTCAACAAGAGCCTCGTATGTTAGTTCACTTTGCCATTAAAAATTTTGGTCCTAGTTCTAAAAGAGATGATTATACAAAATCAAGAAAGGAAGAAATATACTCACAAGTTAAAAAAATAAAAGACGATTATAATAACTCAAAAAAAGAAATGGATTTTCATCAAATGGTCGCTGATTTAGCAAAAATATCTAGAACCCAAGCTAAGACTATTAATTTGGGATTAATGTATGGAATGGGAAAAGGTAAACTACAAGGGGAGTTAGGTGTTGAACAAGATGAAGCAGTAAAAATATTTGATAAATATCATAATAGTGTAAGTTTTGTAAGAGAACTTACTAAGAGCTATGCTACAGATGCTGAAGATTATGGCGTTATTGAAACTTTTGGAGGAAGAAAATGCCATTTTAATAAATTTCAAAGACGAGGTTTTAGGAAAAAAATAGATCCACCTTTGAATGCAGAAAAAGCAATGAAGGAATGGGAAGATCCGGAAGAGATAAAAAATATGTCAGTGGAAGAGTACAACAAACTTCCACATTACGAACGATCTACGCAACGAGCGTTTACCTATAGGGCTTTAAACAAACTAATTCAAGGTTCATCCGCTGATCAAACAAAAATTTCTATGGTGAATCTACACAAAGAAGGAATTGTTCCCCATATTCAAATACATGATGAATTAAATATCTCAGTTAATTCCCCAAAAATGATTAAAGATATTACAAGAATAATGGAAACCTCAGTATCCCTTGAAATTCCTAGTAAAATAGATTATGAAGAAGGACAAAACTGGGGTGATATTAAAGAATAAAATTCCGGATGGGGGTGGTAGCGGGAGACTTAAACCACCCTTAAAACATAAAATAGGAGGAAACATGAATATATTAGATCAAATAGAACACCTATGGACAGATCACAAAAAATTAGTGATTGCTGTTGTAGTAATTATGGTTCTTTTAGCAATCGCATAGAAAAGGTTATATGTTAAATGGCATATTTAAACGCAAACATACCTGTGACGTATGCACAGATCAGGAGGGAATACCTTTATGACCTTAAAAAACATCATGGAGAAGTTGAAGATTGCATTATATTTGCTATG